GTGATTTGCGCTCCTGCCGTTCTGATTGCGCTTGCTCTGATAATAGCCCTGCTAACCAGTAGAAGCCGTTTTGCTCAACGTTTCTCATGAACACATCGCGGTTGCCGAAGAAATCCGAAAGCGTCCACGTGCCTGGCGCGAATACACCAGCCCGAACAAATCCACGCGTTGTTTTTTCACCTTGGTCTACTAGTTGATTAACGCCAGCAGTGGTTTGCGGAATCTTTGTCGGCGTAGTTTTCAGTAAGTTGAACATGTCCGTTTGAACTGCATCAATAAACGCCATCAGGTTATAGACGTTATCAACAAAATCATTTGCGCCGGATGTTAATACAACTGATACATCTTTAATCGTTGTATAAATGTCTAGTCCGACACGTTTAGCAGCTGCAATTTCGCCTTCTGTATAATCCTCAGCCGGAATAGCCAGTTCTTTTAAGTTCATAGTCATAGCTGTGTTTTCTGCTGAGAAATTCACAACATGCGCTCGTGCCATGTAAGACACTGCGAACTTACGATTACCCGCTTTAGAATACAAACCTCTAAAGTTACTTAATCCTGATGTTTTGATTTGCCACATCGGGTTATCGTTGCTGACAATAAGATTGTTTGATGAGCTAAATACATCGTAGAACAGGATGTTATTTGCTACTGCAAATGTTGCTAACTGTAGTTTTTCTGCATCTGTTGTATTATCAATAACTGCTGCGCCTTTGAAGTTAACTTGACTTTTTAGGGCGGTGATCGCTTCCAGTTTTGATTCTGGTTCTAATGTGAGTTCAGCTGCACCCTGTGCGATTTTAACACCACCGCCAGCTTCCAAGCCCAACACCGAACCAATAAATGAACCTGTTTCCAGTGGTTCAAGTCCTGTAATTGTAGAATCCACTCCTATAGTTGCTGATTTAATGATAATTCGGCTATCATCAAGAGAAACTAACGCATCTTCGCCAAATCCGGTTTGTAGCGTTTCAACCACATCATCCAAATCAACTGCTTGTTGAAAGCTAAGTCCTGATACATTTTTTGCGGTACCGTCAATGGTCACTGTAAATGAACCGTCGGTAATTTCTTGTAACTGCCCAATTACGGTTGCTTCTGATAATTGAATACCTGTTAATGATGCGGCTGTTGCTGCTACCGTTTCTGCTGTAGCGCGCCAGTAACCGATAACTAACACACCACCAGCACTGATTGGGTTCACAGGAGTTGCGAAAAGTGTAGATGCAAAATCGTTCGTTTTTGAAAGTGTGCCAAAATCAGTTGCAACGCTTGATGCTGTTCGATAAATGTCATAGCGATTGGTACTGTTTAAGTGTGTTCTTTCAGATGTGAGAATTGCAACTACGTTCATATTATCGCGCGCAGCTGATTGCCCTTCCGCAAGCAATTGCGCGGTAATTACATTGCTAATATCTGCCATTTTTTACCTATTTTGAATTTAAGAAATTGAAGACCGGAGTGTCTATTCTGAGGGTTTCAACATCGACCGATTTAGTGAGTTGAGCATTTAAAGCTATCTCGTAACGTTCGTTATATTGCGAACCTGCAAGAAACGCTAAGTCGGTAATACTTGTTGGGTTATAAACTGTAATTTGGTGTTGATATTGCAGGTCTTTGCATCTTTCTGATTGAATGAGTTGTACTAACCTGTCAGCCAGACCAGATGCGTCATTTCCGTAAACATTGATTGTGCAAGGAGATATATAGAGAGATGAATAATCATAAATTTCTGACTCGCCATCATAAGATGGGGTGTTACCAATTGGCGTTGAAGTTAAAGCGTCAATAACAATCAATAACTCACCAAAATCTTCATAATTAATATTGCTCCGACCTAAAATAACAATAGATTCATCATAACCAAGTAAATCCCTGACAACTCTAGCTAATCGTTTTTTAACCTGACTCATAAACCTAAGTCTCTATTGTTTTTAACTTGCTCACCAATCCCTTCTGTGTAGCCGTAATCACTCCAATAACCATCTTCCAGAACCTTATAATGAATCCCTTTGTACAAAACATACTGACCGATGAGGAATTCTGTTTCGCTATGAATCCAGATATATCTCAACGACCAATCTATGATTTGTGGGTTAATTTTTTCTCTGTTAGCAGGCTGAATAACCGCTTCAAAGTCAGATTCTGTTCGATTGACTACCGGTTCAAAATCAACTGTCGTTTTTTCTATTGTGATGAGTTTTAAAGGGTTGGGGTTGGCGAAGCGTCTTACTGTTCGTGAAAGATTAGGAAGCATTTTTTTCAACCTCCCATGTTATTGATTGTGATAATGTGCTGGTATCAATCAGAACTTTTGATGATTTCTTTCGCTTCTTCGTTTCTGGTTTAATGTCCGCCCATGTTCCATACCCCTGATTAGTAAATGCTTTTTTGCTGATACCCGAAGCTAGCGCGCCAACTCTACCAAGTGCTAATTTTGCATTCAGTTTTGATTTGCCCAATTCAAATTGAGATTGAATTATTTTTGCCAACTCATCTTTCCTGACTGCAAAGGGAACTCTCAAAAAAGAGCGGTGCATATCGCCTTGTCCGTATTCATGAGCGGCACCGATTATTATGATGCTTATTCCCTTTTCCTTGATTGATGCTGTTTTTTTTGGAAGCCCAACTTTCACGGACATCGTTTGAACGTCTTTTAAAAACGCTTCCTGCTTCTGCATCATTTTCAATAGTTCTTCTGGCTTCAGGTTCATCATCTCACCGCCAGAATGTGCATCCTAATCAGGTTTCGAAGCCTCAAATACTCACGACCGAAGCGATTTAATGCTAATCCTTCGTGATCATCTGAAAACCCCAAATCAGGTGACAGATAACTTACTGAAACACTACCCACTGATTCACTCGCCGCTATTCTGTCATCACTCAAGCCTCCATCATTCCCACCAGACAACACACCGTTGATGTCGAGAAGATAGGCAGCTAAAGCACATAAACCTCTTGCGTATAGCTTGCCCCATGCCTTCTTTTTCATCTCTTGTGCAGCATCAGATAACGCCAGATTAATTTTATCCGGCGCGACTTGAGAAAATGCAGGGTAGCGGATTAAGAACTCATCCACTATTACCCCCTATTTTTATGAAGATTTTTTAGACGTAGTGCGCGCTGCAACTACTGAGTTATTGTAGTCAACATACACTGCGGATTGAGGTTGTTTCCACATCGCACCACCGAATGCAGAACGATAACCACATTCATAAGTTAATAAATCGCGAGGTCGGACTGGAAGCAACTCAGGCATATGAACCTTCATTTCCAGATACGCTTCATCATAGGTATAGATAGCTAGTCGCGTTTTAGTGTCAACGATGTTTCTAGCATATCCGGATGGAACTTTAACGAAGGTTACAGAAAACGCATCATTACCGGATGCCTTACGAAGCGCTGCCATGATTCTGTCCATTGCTGAAACAGGGAGTAAATCGACACCAACAATAACGCTGTTTGTATCAAATTTCTGCATAGCTAACATGAAATCGGATGCGTCCATTGCGATATGAGTAGGTTGAATTCGGTAACCTGATTTAGCCCATGCAGTATTATAAGCATCTAAAATCATGCTAATAAACTCTTCTGCCGTCATATCCGCAATTGTTTTATTGGTAGCGTCTGTAATTAACTGGACACTAGCTCCAGTTAATAAACCTTCCTGACCTTTTACCGCCTGATGACCAATATAGCCTGCATACTGAATGGTTGACATGGCGTTAGCATATAAGTCATCCTGCTTTTTCGATTGTAAGTTAATATTTAACTTGGCAATTTTCTCTAACTCTTGTTGAGTCCATGTTGCAGCTTTTGCCCACTGAGCAACTGGTGCTTTTTTCCATTCGATATCACTATCAATTGTTTTTAGTGAATTGGTTTTATTTCCGATAATGCCGTCTTTTACCGAACCAACAACATCAGTTACACCAAAATCAACATATTCAAGCGCAAAATCCAAGCCTTCAGTGATTGGTAGTGCTTCACCAATGTTTAATTCAGGTAGAGCTCTTTCCTGAAGCTCCATATCACGCTCGGATAGCGCTTCCTGCAATACATCTTCAAAATATGTGGTTTCTACAGCCATTTATTATGCTCCTACCTTTTGCTCATAACCCAATGTGATAGCAACACAGTTATTGCCATTGCTTACTTCTTCTACCCAGTACCCCAAGTCAATATTTCCCGTGGCTGTATCTGTTACTTTTCCTGCATCATCTCCCGTTGCTACAACATATACTTTGTCGCCACGAGTAAACGAAACGCCATCAACGCCCAAGGCACAAACGCAGTCACCATGAGAAAAATGACCAACGTTCACTTGTTTAGTGTGCGGTGCTGAATCACTATAAATATCCCGAACAACAATGCCGTGTACAATCTGGGTATTCGCGGTCATTTTCATGACACCACCATCCGGATTAACAGCAACAAATGTTCCGTATAACAAATCGGTATCTGTTTTATTTTCTTCGCCCCAAACCTTATCATCTGAGCTTGATGCTCGTTTAATTGAGCCGGGTTTCATTGTGCCGGTTGTGGCATCCCAATCAGTAAAACCGAATGACATAATTATTTACCCCCTAAACGTTGTGATGCTGATTTTTTTGGTTGTGGATTTGCGTCACCAAGCAGCGCCTTGCCTAAATTACTCGCTGGCTTTCTAGCTGTGGCAGCAAAAGCATGATAAGCAGCTTTAATTTCACTATCTGATAACTTTGCAGCATCAGCTTTACTGAACGCGCCCGCATCAACTAAAACTGCTGTGTGGACTTCACGTGCTGATTTAGCATCATTTGTTTTCACTTTAGGAAACCGTAAAGCAGCATCATTGATTGCAGTACTTGTTGCTTCACTTGCATCGCGATCGCTTAATTGCTGTTCCAGTTCAGCTACACGAGTTTTAAGCTGCTCGTTTTCCGCTTCCAGTTCAGCAATTCGGTTATCTTTTTCGGCTAAATCTTCCGGTGTGATACCTTCAATTGTCTGAACCTGTTCAGCTTCCGCTTGCACTTCTGAAACAACCTGTGCTGCTTCTTGTACTGCGTTAACGGCTTCATTAATTGCTGTTTGAGCTTGTTCTGCGCCTTGTTTAACATCTTCAGCAGAGTCGCCGACTTTTAAACCTCTGAGCTTGTTAATGGCGTTATTAAAGCCATCAACTAACTTCATTTTTTCTTTCAATTTCATTTGGATTCCTTCATCACCCAATTTACAAGATGAGCCACAACGACCATTTGGTACGATTGCAACGTGATTGCCTCTTATTTTTGTCTTAACGATACTGCCGCCGCGAATATCTAAAATGGTGTCAGTCCCACAAGACAATTCCTCTATGCCAAATTCATCAATAACCTTAATCGCCGCTTCGTCTTGCACGTATACGTTACATGCAAGCGAATCGCCCTCAGGTTCTACATTTTGAATATGACCTACAGATTTTTCTTTCCAGTCCTTAGCGGTAACTTCCATATCTTCAGGGTGAAGAATGGTTATAGGCATACCTTCAAAGGATTTAATTGTTTCTGGAGAGAAAAGCTCTTCTTTAGTTTGATGGACATCAAAAAGCTCATTGGCGCGGTCATTAATGCCAATCTCACGACCTAGGTATTGAAGAACGCCAGCTTTTGCTATCCTGCCCTTTACAATTAAGTAACCCTGTTCATTTCTATTCATTTGTAATTAATTTCGGAATGCCGTTACAGCGACATTGATAATCTTCACCGGGATGAAGCTCTACACCGCCAATTAAGCTACGTTTCTTCCAAGTTTTACCTCCATCATCTGAATAAACCGTTCTGTCACTCCACTTGCACAACATGCCATTTAAAACGGCGTGGTCTTTACGTTGCCGCTCATCACCCGCACCACCCCATTCGTAATAATCAAGGTCTAACTCTTCAGAACGAATACGCGTTAAATCACCGTTTAGCTTTGATGCTTGGTCACGCGCAATGAACCTAGCCCGACTCATAGAGACATCTGACCGCTCATAGATAATCCGTGTAACGTTTTCGAAATGACCGCCAGCGAACAGGTTTTCACGTACCTTATCGCCCAGCTCAGTTATGAAGTCGTTTTTGATTGACTGAATGAGGTTGATATTATTTTCAATCGCTAACTCTAATTGCTGTCTAACAACGTCATCACCGAGCAAGTTAGTTAAATCGATACCTAACGCCGCTTGATATGATTCAATTGTTTGTTTCTTATTCTGACTGTTAGCCCTGACAACCATGCTTGTTGATAGTCGTCGCGCTAATCCTTGAATATTGAGTGAAGAGAGTTTTTCGATTGCTCTTGCCAGTTTACGGCTTGTTTGAAGTCTTAATTCGTCTGACAGCTCAGCGTCGTTTAGTGTTGTGTTGTTGAATTCATCAAGTGCTATATCGCGTAAATACTTAATCAGCTCATCAAGCTGTCGGCGATACCACACTTCCGTTTGCTTGCTCGGCGTTGGCGGTCTCAGTTTCCTGTTGCGTTTGGTTGTTTCCCCCGCCCTCTCCAGCATTACTGTTAGTCCAGTCACTTTCATTTGCCACCATTGAGATTATGCGGTTTATGTCCTTTTCATTTACTGAAATTAGCGCACCTACAGCCACCAGTTCTTTTATTGCTATTGCTTCATCCACAATTGATTGAGCAACCAGCGCAGCCATGCCCGCAGCATATTTAGCAAATATTTCTGCTCTGTCTGCTTCGTTCATACTGTCGATTGATGGATATTCGTAAGTGAGTTCTTTTATTTCCTGAGAGCTAAAGCAAGCATCAAGAGTAAATATGTCAATAAAGTCCTGAAGCGGTTTTAACCGTGTTTTTTGAAGCGCCTGAATGGTTTCATAATAGTTTTCATTATCTTCTTCACCTGAATTGAAACCACTTGCAGACTGACCAAACAGGATTGTTATTGGTCTGTCTAACGCACCAGCTAGAACATTAATAGCTTTACTTGCAATGTCAGATAATCCGCCAAATGAAGCTGTTTTCTGTTCATAAGTATCGTTGCCATCAATTAGAAGTATTCCGCTTGATGATTTAGACATTTTTGCAACTCTGGCATACTGAAGAACCATTTCTTCTTCACCAGCTGCTATCTGTTCATTCAATCCACTCATGCTGACAACATCAACATTTGCCTCTTCTATCGTATCGCTGATAGAGAGCATGATTTTGTCAAACATCTTGATAACATCGTAAGGTGCTTGTAAGTCCGAAGTGCCAAACTTCCTGATATCTCTTAAGCGGTGCTTACCTAATTTGATTCGGTGACAGCGTGAATTGTGGAACTTAATTGAAGATTTATTTGAGCTAGCACCGATCGTTATTTCGTAATGAAGCGGTTGCCCGAATGTTTTAGACAGAATGTTATCATCAACATCATTACTCGGTCTGTATGAGCCCTTTTCTAAAACCAAGAAACGCTGTATTTCTTCGAGTTTTAAATTGATTGGCTGTTCTATTACACTATCTTCACAATCAGTTATTGCGACGACAAGCACATCGCCCATTAATGAAGCCCATGACAACGCATCATATTTAGTTTCTTGGGTTTTCAGCTCATCTTCTTTATCGTTGATCGCCTTAATGCCGTCTTCTGAAACGCCGCCTTTAATATCTCGCGGTACTTTCAGCATATCTTCAGCTGTTTTATCAATGAATTTTTTAACTATCCACGACGAGTGATACATCGCCATTAGTTCTTTATCTGACAGCTTACCCCTGTCTACATATCTTACTGATTCTGATTTCTCGCCCAGTGACGTATGCAGACTAACAAGGCTGTCACCTAGCTTTAATCTTTCATTACTTCCCATGCTGTTGTTCTACCTTTAATGTAACCGTCCAGACTATATCTAATCGCGTCCCAACAGTGGTTGTTGTTATCAGCAATGACCGGTAATACTTCACCTGTGATTTTGTCTATCTTGTAAGAGTAAAGACGTGCCTCTTTTGCTGTTTCTTTACAGCGAGGATGGATGATTATCTTTTTGAATCCGCGTAAAAATGCGATACCGTCTTCAACGCTACCTTGCCATTTTTTAGCTGCTGATATCTTGAAACCCTTCCGCTTCAAGTAGCTGATGGTTTCAGGTCGTGAAGAGTCACCTTTAATTGACCATTTTCTTGATTCAGGCACTTTATTATAAAAGCCTGGCATCTCATCAAGTTCAACACCTATCCCATATGCTTCGTACTCAATATAGAGACAATCATCAAGTATAAAGCTTCTAATCAATGTGTTCGGGTCTTGAGCAAATCCAAAGTCACCACCAAATAACAGTCTTTCAGCTTTTTTGTACAAATCATCAGGGAACTCTTCAATGACATACTTACCAGATAGAACTTGTTTATCTGAGTTTTCAAGATAAGCGCCTTCCCATATCCACGAATAGGTTTGATGGTCTAAACGTGATAAATCACTTAGCCTCTCTTGTTCAAGCACATCAGGAAACCACGGATTATCTTCATAGTTCATTTCAACTATGATTGAGTTGTCGGGTTGATTTTCTCTGAATCGCTTATCTGTTGCGCTCCCCTTTCTTTCTGGGTTCCACGTTACCCAGATTTCAGAGTTATCTTCACGAACCGTTGGTGTTAGTTTCTGCCACGCCATTTCAGAAACAGATTCCGCCTCATCTACCCATGCCAGAAGTATTCGAGCTTTTGATTTGATACTGTCTAAGTTGTGCCTTAATCCGCAGAATACGTAAGAAACAAGTTTATTTTTTGTTCTTATGTATTTTTCTCCAATTTCGAAATACTCATTTAGAAAAGGTTCAGAGCGTATAGCCTGTTTTACCTCTTCCATCGATGAGTCTTCAAGTGAGTTCATATACTCACGACCACAGAGAATGACACCACTTACACCTGATTCTGCAAACATATAAGCACGGACGGCTGACATCTTTGCGAATGTCCTTGTTTTTGCGCTTCCTCGACCGCCGTAAGAACCTCGATATCGAACATTTTCAGCAATAAAAACTGGTAGTAGTTTTTGTGGAATCGGTATGTCTGCGCTATTCATCTTTCGACTCAACTCCAACCAGTCTAATAACAGTTGGTGTGGGCGTCATACTTCCATCAGATGATGTGTTATCAACTTCATGCTTCTCAGAATAGTCATGCTTCGTCAACATGAGCTTAGTTATTGTTGAATTGAACTCTCCCTTTAAACCGCCGTTTAAGAGCTTGTTTTCTTGCAGTGCCGCTATTCCTTCTAAGATGTGCGAAAACTCAGATTCAGGGTGAGATTTTTGATAGTCATAAATGGTTCTACGACCAATACCAAGATAGCAAGCCAAACCTGCTACACTTGGAATGACACCACCATCCTGCTCATAGCCACCATACAAGTATTCTTTAGCTTTGATTACAGTTTCGTCATTAATTGCAGCAGGGCGACCGATTTTGTTTTTTTCTTTTTGCATAGCCTCCCCCTCTATTATTTAAACTTCTTCTATATCTTCTGAGTAGAACCAACCCTCGAAATGCTCGTTAGTAATACGTGTCATTTGTGAGCCGTCAGCCTGTGTTTTCTCGCCAGTTTTTACACCAGCGATCATGTGATTTTTTACTTTAATCATTTTATTTACCCCAATAAAAAAAGACCGCCGAAGCAGTCTCTTGTATAAATATTGTTTTCATTTAACCCATAATTTGAGCTTTTTATTCATTGATAGGCTTTACGCCTAAACGCTCGCATATGTTCTTTATTTCTAACGATGAATGGTTAACCATGGCGAATGACACTACATGATAAATGTATCTCATCTCCTCTCTGTTTATATTAATAACGTAATGGTATTTTCGAACGTTAGCTTCGTGAAACGTGTCATTAAAGCACATAGTTAATTTCGTAGTACCTTTTGCGACTCTAATCTTTTCTGGTTCACCATCTGGTTTAATCATTAAACAATCAAAATAAGTTTCCATGATATCCTCTCATTAGTTTATTCAAACTAAAGATTACATAATCTATCTCAATTGTCTATTCAAGTGTTGAGTTGTTCGATAACTGCGAGCCATTCAACGTCAATTTGCATAAATAGTCAATATCATTTTTATTTACTCGGTAATTTTAATAACATTATTCAGTTTAAATGAATAGTTATTTATTTTGGCAATAATGCCTGTTAAAAATCCCATGAATAGCCAACCAATATTAAACTTATGATTTTATTAAGTTAATAAGCTCAATAAAGTCTTGGCAATTCTCAAGTTTGTGACCGTGATCATCTACAAAATTATATTGCTTAAAGTATTCTAAAATCTCTTGGGAGTTTTTCCCGTATATAGGAGATACTTTATTTGAATCGTCAACGTGTTTCATCCTCAAACCTTCACTCTGTGGGTTATGATACATCAAGTCAAATATTAGAAATTCAATTTTTGACTAGTGGGATTTATCAATATCTAGGCGTTCCTGCCTCTGTTTACCAATCTTTAATGTTTGCACCATCAAAGGGTGGTTATTTCGAAAGGGCAATTAAAGATGTGTATCGATATAGAAAAGTTGGTTAATTAATTAGGAGGGATACTCCCTCCTTTTTGTGATACTAATTGTTTAGATAATAACAACTCTATTCATTTTGAAGCCCTCTAATCGCTTGTTTATCTATGTTGCACTGTTCGATAACTGTTAATAGCTGCTCTGTGTATATCACTACCTGACCGTATGTCATGTTGTTTGGCGGAATGGGTGGTAAACATGGAGCAGTTAAGCTATCTGGAATCGGTACTTGAATAAAAACTGTTTGCTCTGTCGCGCAACCTTGAATTAACAGACTCAGGAATAACAGAATCAGAACACTTATTTTCTTTGAGTAAGATTTCAAGTTCCTCAATCCGCTTATTAGAATTGTATAGTGCATTGTTTTTATCTCGCTCCGCTACCAGTGCCGCATCATGTGATTTTTGTGTTTGTTCTACATAAAAATTCAACCCATCAATTAAGACAGATTGTGCAGCACTGATAGCTCGTTGTTCTTGATATTTTTCGCGATAGATGAATGTTGAAATGATGAGAGAGATAAGAAGTAATGACGCTATACTAATTGTGATTAGTTTTAGCTTTGTCATTATACAGCCTTATTAAATAGATACTGTTCTGCTAGTCTGCGTCGCTTTAATCCATCCACATCTTTTCTGATACCATTTACTGTTGCTCGATTCCATTTTGGAAACTCATTTGCAGCACCAGTATAATCACCAGCGTTCAGTTTCTTCATTAGAGTTGAACCTCGCAAAGCTGACACACCCAAGTTATATGCAAAGCTGACTAACGCATCGAATTGATTTTGGTTTATCTTTACTTTAACCATTGCGTTAACTGCATTCTCATATTCGACTAGCCCACATCTTAATAACTGTTCTGCTTTTTGTGCGGTGATAGTCATCCCTGGTTGAATTGGTTTGCCGTCAACTTTTTTAGTCCAGCCATAACCTATTGTTAGAACACCAGCTATATCGTAATAAGCGCGAAGCTTGAGACCTTCAAACTCTTTAATTAGCTTTATACCATTGTCGCCTATTTGCATTATTCACCTCTTGCTTTCTTTAAGAGACGTTTTTCAATAGCACTAACAAAAGCAGCACCCGACCAGCCAGCAAGACCACACAGCCCGCCAGCCAGTTCAAACTCAAGATGAAAATAGCTAGCGATAAAAAACATTATCAGTCCTGAGAACATAGAAATTATTGCCTGGGCAATAAATCCTAATACGCTGAATTTGTGTCCATTAATAATTTTATATGTATAACTGGCTGCTGAGCCTAAAAACGTTATAACTAGTAATGCAATAACAACTGCCCAGTTGAAATTGTCTGGTTCTTTGATTGGCATTTTCATGTCCCACCTCCCTTGGTGATGGGAGAAATTAATTAATAGAATGCGCCTCACCGTAACTGTCTTATGTCAGAGGTCAGTCTTAAGTTCTCAGTGTTTGGATTTTGGCGCGATTTGAAAATAAAAAAGCAGACTATAAAAGTCTGCTCTGGCAAGTTTACATATCCGCTAACCGCTTAATTGCGTCCTTGTGAGTCGCTTGAATATCCTTTAATGCCTCTTCAAAAGAGAGCGTTTTAGGTGGACGGTTGATTTTAGCGATATGGTTAGATGTCTTTATGGGTAAAGATGATTGATTAGGTTTCATGTTGGATGAATTTCCATTAAAAAACCCACTCAAATGGTGGGTTTCTTTTAAATTCTTAACTGCTTTAAACGCTTTTACCGCAAGCATACCATAAATATACACAATCTTGGCGAGAAATCAAGTTATTTTTCATGAAAATTTAAAATCATGCTGCTAACGTGCTTTCTTCTTTCGCTAACTCATAAGAAATTGCCTTATAAATTTTCGCATTAAATATATCTAAGCACCATCTTACTCGCCATCTTGCCTGTTCTTCTGTCATTAACACACCACCAACACTTGCAAGATAATTTGTGATGTCAGATATAGCTCTTTTATTGCAGTAATACATCTTTGCTACAACACGAACAGGATTATCTTTATCAAACGTTTTAGCTATTACTGAATCAATAAATTCTGCTTCCTGTCTTTCTTCAGCTCGTTTCAATAAATCCCCAAATGAAGTTTTAGGAATAATAATCTCACGAGCTTTTTTAAATAGTTCCTCTCCCCGATATCCCAATTTATATAACTCATTCACTGTAGCTGTTATTGATTTACTTTTATTCTCTGACCATTCAGTTCTGACCATTAACCTACCGATAATATTTGTGCAGCCTGTTGGTGCGCAGCTACCGCCTAATTCGTCTCCCCACATAGAAAGTACTGCGCTAATCCAACGTTTTTGAGACGGTGTAATATTCCCCACGCGCCCAAGATAAGACTTGCGAGGTGCCTTTGCTACTTCTTGCCATGCTCTTTTCTCTTTAAAATTCATGCCAACCTCTGCCATTATTATTTTATTTATTTTTAATTCAATTAATTGCGTAAATTCACACCATGACGTGCAATTAAAATGGCATCAGCAATAGCCTGACCTTGCCCTTTTTTGTCTAATATGCGTAAGTCAGGATGTAATTGAATTGCTCTGCTACGTGCTGCATCTTTATCAGTACCGATTAAACCAGCTGACTTCTTCCACGCTTGCGGTGTTATAAGGGTATAAGGGATATTCAGACCTTGAATAATTCCTTCCACCACACCAGCGGCATGACCAAATGTGAACATACTACTTACGCCCTGACCGGGCATTGCTCCAACTTGTTCTAAATAAGCGTGGTTAATTACATGGACACGAAAGAACGCAGCGACAGCAGCACCATTTACACGGGACTTACTACCTATCTTAATTAATGGCATGATGAGATAATCTTCAACACCACCACCATTCAACACTACGATTGCACCGGAACAGCCCGGGTCTATTCCTACAACTCTCATTTCATTAGCCCTTCTTTAATCCATATTTGATGAGTTCTGAAAACACCTTCAGCGTGAAATAGTCTTAATTCTTCATTTGAATAACCTGTTTTGAGACGACCATCTAC